CATTTACTTTTACTTCGAGCAACTTCTACAAATATAAGAACATCATATTTACTGGTGCTGCTGCAGACGTGTTTATTGGTAACGCTGTAGAATGTATAAATTGCTCATTCTACAATACCTCCACTACTACTAGTCGGTATGCCTTTAGAGGAACAGCTGCAGGACCTCTTCTGGTACACTGTGAAATTGTTAGCACTAACGGCTTTGCTGTTTCATTTCATACCGAGGGCAATAGTAGGTGTATATGCTGCTACATACATGACTCAGTAGTAGGTATGAGGTATGGCACTGCTATAGGCTGTGTCATTGACTCTTGCAGCACTGCAGGTATCCAATTAGGAACAGGCATCGCAGTACAAGTGTCAATATATGGTAACACCATATATAATTGCGGTAATGGCATTGATGGAGGTACTTCCATTTTAGTTAACTTGCTTAACAACATTATTACTAATTGCACAGTTGGAGCAACTTGGACAAGTAGTGCGCCCTGGGTCTATGCAAACTACAATTGCTGGAACAATACTACTGATGTAGTGAATATAGTAAAAGGGCCAAATGATATTACGGCAGATCCTAAGCTAAATGACCCAGCAAACGGTGTCTTTGCACTTGATGGCGGAAGCCCCTGTTTCGATACTGGCTTACAGATAGGAGCTGCTGTAGGATTGTAGATATGCTAGTAGTAGTAGGCAATAGAATAACAACTCCAACCCCAGCATCTGTCTGGTACTACAGTGACTCCGGCCAGCTTGTATGGACTTATAATACAGGGGGCAATACTTACAAATGTGCCATAGATAATGATGGTAACGTATACGTTGCTGGGGTAGCAGCTGACAATGGCGATGGAAACGGGGTTCGTAATTGTTGGAAGTTGAGTAGTAATGGTTCATATATAGTTGGCCTGAAGATAGGTGATGCGGCCGAGGCATATGATATTGTAGTAGATGCTGCATTTGTATATGCAGCAGTTTCAACTGGGGCATATCGTCTTGATCACAACTTAGGAAACCAAACACTCATTAAGAGTTCTGGAGCAAATACTACTGAGTCTATTCAAGTAGATGTAGATGGCAATATCTACTTTGGTATAGGTGGATTTAGTTATGACTTATATAAATACAATGCTCTACTACAGGTTCAATGGGCAAAAGGAGCCGCTGGAAATAACAAACCTTTAGGTATAGAGATATTGTCTAACAAAGATGTCATTGTAGTAGCAAGCACTACCTACTCTATCCGTTACTACAAAGCAGACGGATCAAGCCCGGATATGGGTACGTGGAGCTACACCTTTGCCGGCGCTACACGTTGCGCCATTGATAGTAGTGATAATATATATGTAGTCAGAAGTGCAACTGGATTCTACGAAAGGCTGATATGTTTGAACACGTCAGGTGTTCGTCAGTGGGGTATATATACAGTAAGTGAGAATCTGCAGGACATAGTCATAGGGTGGTCGAATACTCCCTTTGTTTGTGGCGCCGTAGGTTACAAGTACACTGTTTGGTCAGCGGATATTGTTAATAAAACTCTGGTAAGTCTGTGGAAGGTAGATACAATTCTCTACGGGCTCGCTGGCAATGGTGCTAATCCGCCCCTAGCGTTTGTAGGTATAGATTACAAAGTAAATATTGGACCGCACCAGTCTGACCAGTTTGGGCTGGATTATAATGTAAATATTGGCATCGACCAGAGGGACGCTGCAGCTGACTTTTACTTTACACCGACCGGCTTTTTAATAAAGTTTGGAGCCTGGCGGAATGAATCTGCTATGTTCAAGATAACAAGAGATGACCTCTACTATGATGGCTCAAACCCCCCTGTAACTATATCGAAGAGATCTCCAAAAGATACAATCAATAAGGTAATAGTCAAAGGAACAGACATATACAAGGACCACGGGTTCATCATCGGCATTGCCAGCGATAAGGTAGACCAGGACATAACCAATACTGTGAGAAAGCGTGTATATGATCTACTTGGATTAGTGTCTAACGAAGCAGTGGCTAAGGCAGCTTATAGATATTTGGCAGAATCTCTATACAGATATACTAGCTACAAGTTTTCTTTGGCCTATAGGAACATGACCCTGGAGGCGGGAGATGTTGGATTACTAAGTGATGGTTTCAACATCGATAGACAGCTAATTAGGATCCTAAGCATTTCTGAGGAAGCTGACGGGAAAAGGTTAGAGATAGAAGCGATAGAAGAAAAGAGCCATCTATACTTACTGCCTGGCCAAAACTATGTCTCTAATATCCATGATAGATATTTTTACCCGATGCCAGTTGCTCCAAACGTATACTTCACGGAGAGTAAAACCGAGCCAGTAGTACACCTTCATATCTGCCCCCAGGATAGTAATTTCAACGGATTTATAATATACTACTCCCACGACAATGAAACATACACGTATGCCGGTAGGTGTAATTCTAATTCTCTGGATTGCAACATAGATGGAACTACATTATCTACACTACCCGAGGCAACTGCTGTAGTATATAGACCAAGTGAGTCAGTTGACGTACACCAAAATACCACCTTCTTACCCATACAGCCAGCAAACGATTTTCAATTCTTCAATAACTTATCCTTAATAAGAGTTGGTGAGGAAGCTATTGCGTTCAAGAACGTTAGCTCTATAGGCCCTGATTATCGGTTAGGAACACTAATAAGGGGGCTGTTTAATACTTCTCCAGTATCTCATTCAGCAGGCTCGGTCTGGCATACATTAAAAATTGATTTTGATTTTCGATACAACATAGAAGATATTGGTAAAACTATTTACTTCAAGGTCCTCCCATTCTATGGAACAAAGATGATACAGCTTGAGGACGCCACCCCTGTTACCCATCAGATAGGGGGATTTACTAAACCTGCCCCTGCATCATTAACAAGAATTACTGAGTATCCCGGCTTTGAAGTGTATAGTACAGCTGACTTTGACTTGTCCGTCAATTTAGCTGGCAAGGAGCAAGGCTTCAATATTGGGGGATTTGATGTGGCCCTGTGGGGTAGTTATACCAGAGACCCTTCGGTGTCCTCAATGGAGCTAAGAGTAGAAAAGCCCAATGGAGATTTATTATATTTAGAATCAGAGTCGATTGATGGATCTATAGTAGATGAGTTTACTAAGACTGTTACGGCTGCAATGCGGGCTGGTCAAGATCCAGTAGTAGTGTTCCTAACCCCTGGAGCAATAGTATTGGCAGATAGACGGAAAATAAGCGCTGATCAATTATAGGAGCTGACTATGACTATATCATATACCAGTGAAGGCAAGTTTCCCCTTCTAGACACCGGGGCGAGCAACTGGGGTGCAGTAATCAACGGAGTATTAGAGCAGTTAGACAAGGGCATTGAACTGTCCTTTATTGCTGGAGAGAATCTATTACAATATGACACTGTGTATATATTCAGCGCCAATATTGTTAAGAAGGCATACGCTGGTGGAGCAGGCACCAAACCTGCAATAGGATTAGCGCTTAGCGCTGCAGTTAGCAGTGCCCCAGTTAAAGTAAGAGTGTGGGGCTGGGTAGATTATGATGACACTGCCTTTGGCGATCTCGGGGCTTCTGCAGGGAATACTATCTACCTTGCTAATATAGCTGGTAAGCTGACTATTACACCCTATACTGACTACCCACAAGTAGTTGGTATAGCTAAGACAGCAACGGTATCACACATCACGCGTATTTGTCTAAATCCAGTTACCCACGTGCATCAGTTAGTGGACAAAACAAGTAGCCCGACATTTGCTGGTCTTACACTAACTGGCTTCTCTGGTGTGATTAAAGCTACTGCTGGAGTTCTAGCAGGTAATGCGGTACATGGGGATCTTGGGGGTATTACAGCTGACCAGCATCATGCTCAAGTACATGGGTTAGTGTCGGCTAATCATACTGTATCCGGTCTAACTATCGGACATGTTTTACGTGCTACTGCTGCAGACGCCTTTGGTTTTGGGACAGTTACTTCTGCCGTAGTAAGTGATTTTAATGAGGCTGCTCAGGATGCAGTTGGAGGAATTCTAACAGACTCAAGCTCAATAGATTTCACCTATGATGACAATGCTAATACTATTACTGCTGTTGTATTGCCCGGGGGTGTTGACCATAATTCTTTACAAAATTTTGTGGCCAATAAACACATAGACCATAGTGGGGTATCAATTTCTGCAGGAACAGGACTAGCAGGGGGTGGAGATATAACATCATCCAGAACTCTTTCATTATCTCATCTTGGCATTGAATCTCTCGCCGATCCTAATGCTGATAGGATATTATTCTGGGATGATTCCGAGACTGCAAGTAAATGGCTTCTCTGTGGTGATTCGGTATCTATCTCTGGAACTACATTAGATACAGTACAAGATATAAGAGCTTCCGCTTCTCCAACATTTGCTGGATTAACTCTTACTGGATTAACAACGGGCCAAATTTTGATGGGGGTGGCAGGAGTAATAACAGGTTATTCTAACCTATCCTGGAATCAGGGGGAGGAGCGGTTAGTAATTAAATCGACAGCTGCGACATGGGTTCGTACTCTTTCTATCTATAATGCTACAGCAAATAGTTGTCCTTATTTACAAATTGGTTGGAGTGATGCCTCTACTGGCTTAACAGTAGGCTATGTTGTTCCCAATCCCGCTGGAGCAAATTATGGATGGATTAGTCATTCAGGGTTGGACCCAACTTCTCAAGGAATGATAGTTCATAATTCCGGCAGATTTGGCATTTGGACAAACAACCCTGGAGCATTATTACACATCGACCAAAGCTCAGCAACAGGTGCAATTCCAGTTTTAACAGTTGACCAAGCCGACGTAAGTGAGGAATTCATACGATACATAGGTACATCAGCTAATGGAGTGCTTACCCAGTCACTAGTTGAGGCAGCCGATGTTTCAACAGCAACGCTGGTCGGCTATAAGAAAATCTATGTTGTAGATGATGGGGATCAGATTACAGACGGTCCGTACTTTGTACCTTTTTATACTTTAGCATAGGAGGTTACTATGAATGTGTATCAGAAACTGATTCAGATGAATCACGACTACCATATATTGGTTGAAGAAGTACTACAGCTAGAAGTAGGTGAAGTAGAGCAACGTGTAAAAGTAAAAACTGAATTCTCTGCACGTGCTGCGGATGTTATGCAGTCAATGACTCGAGCCAACAATATTTTGAAACCTTATTTTCAGTAGGAGCAACACACATGAGAACTAAGCTGTTAAGTTACGTAATGTTAGCCCTGGGCCTTCTGTGTATGACAATACTGGGCTGCAGAACCTTGATAGATAGTCTAACACCGGTGATAATACCAGAACAAGCCCTCCAATATGTAGGTCGTTCTAATGGTTGGACTTCCTTGAGAGATGCACGTGACATTAGAACTAATATTCTCATCACACATAGAGATAAACAACTAGAGCTAATCCGTAATGTAGAAGACGATAAATATGCCTACGAGGACGCTCTCCAACTAGTAGAGTACAATATCAGGGAGGCAGAGGAGCTGCAGGCACTAGTTATAGGTAGCTCCGAGCAGCCCTTTTCGATACTGGGTATATTAGCTGGGGCCTTTCCCGGACTAGCTATCGGATCACTGTTACTAAAGCGGCCGCAGGACTATACTAAGGACCAAGTAGAAGCTATAGTAGCTAAGAGGTTAGCCGGGGCATACAACCAGGTCAACAGCAAGCCCGTTTAGGATTACAAATAAAGCACGGCGTTGGCCGTAAGAGGCGCCCAATAGAACCTACCTATGGTAACCATGGGTGGGTTCTTTTAAGCTCAAAAAAGGAGCCAGGTAGGCCTCTTGCCTACCCCAGCCACTGGAGAGAAGGAGTGGTAAAAACTACATATGCTATCTATCCTTAGATTGCCCCTTTAATCCACCTCTGATGCCAAGTCGTCTTAGCTGTGCTCGAATCTTACGAGCTTGACATGGATCTTTAGCTGACCTAAGCTGACTAATTAGGTCCTGGGTCTTCCCGGGTGGAAGTGAATAGTTAATACTGCCTCGGTCTGGGGTAGTAATAGGCTCACTTAGATCTTTCTTGATTGGAACCCTAAGTATTGCAGCCATCTGACTGCCTATCTTAATAGCCTCCCTCGAAGAGTCAAAGGCAAAAGCTAAATATGATTTACCCTCCTCGTTTATACGATAGATTCCTGCTTCATCTCCCAGTGTAATTTTGACTAAAAGCTTTTTGCAACCTTTTATCATGTATGCTCTCCTAAATTATAGTCTCTACTTATAAACTTCTAAGGCCGCCTGCGGGAGTCGAACCCGCAGATGCCACTGGCGGCCGGAGCAGCACTAATCTTCGTTAAGCTCTTCACTATCGAGATCCTCATCTACATCGTCGATGTCCTCTAGTCTCGAAGTTTTAGCTGGTTTCTGGGAACTAGGCCTGCCCTGAGAGGTCTTGCCCTTCTTCTTAGGCTGTTCATCATTCTTGGTAGTCTTCTTGGCAAATGTCTTGGGCTGATTCAGCCCCCCTACATGCCCCAGCTCCCGAAGCGCCTTGCGAATCTTTCGCTTCTCGGCTGGATCGGTAGATTTCTTCAGCTGCTTAAGTAGCTTCTCAATTTGCTCTTTCTTTTCTACTTTACTCATTGTACTCTCACTTTCTTGATGGACCTCGGGTTGATTTGCTATAGGACTCTGAGGAGGCCTAGCTCGGAGCCCTAATATTTTATGGTATATTGCTAGCTCTTCAGATCTAGCATACTTGAGCAACCTGTCACTTTCTTGCCATATTTCCAGATACCTACTAGCGTTATCCACATAGCCTGGTATTGACTCTATATAATATATAATAGATCTCGTTGCCGTGTAGATCCTATAGCCCAGGTCCTTAATAACTCGGCGACCCAACCAGAAGTTGTCAACGGCCTGGCCTAACTCCTTCTGGGCCTGGGCTACGGGCTTCTTGAACTCCCTGGGTATGCTAACCTTGCCATAGGAGTGACGTAGTTTACTAAGATGACCCCTCGAAGTTATGATATTTGAATCTACCCTAATCTGAGTAAGCTGATTTACTAACATATCTAGCTGTGCTATTGTGTCGCATATCTCTTTGAGCCTGGGCTCTACATCGTTCATAATACTATGACAGTTGACCGTCACAGTTTCGAGGTCTAGCTCAGAACTCTTGCTCATTCTTCACCCCCTATCCCCACCAATCTTTCTATTAGAGCCTCTTTCCTACAAAGCTCTCGAAGTGCTGCGAGTTGTATGCATAGGTCCTTATTACTATATTTACCTTGAAGTAAAGCCTCACTGATGACGACTATGCCCTCCTTGACCTCCCACAGCTTCATTTTACTAGTTAACTCTGGCACTGCGAACCTTCTCCCCTAGCCCTGTTAGAAAACTCAGCCATCCTTTCATAAGGCTTGAATTCTTGGCAACTCTTACAAGCCTTCTTGTCCTCCGGAAACTTCTTACCTCTCGGGCAGCTAAGTAAGTTGCCATATCCTAAGTTAGACCACTGTGCTTTTTGACATTCTAGATAGTGTTGCATTGTTTGCTCCTTTAACAAAGTGCTATATATGCAAGAATGGTTAGTACTACTAACTCCCACTCGATGCCTATTAGATTACATAGTCTTTTGAATATTTGTTGGTTCTGTGCCATATACCACTACCCCTTTCTGGTTTATTGAAGCTCCCTGACCTCTACTGCTACTACTCGAACGTCTTTGTCCATGATACATACTGATGCTTGAGCCATTGACTCCTCAAGTATCTCTGCGTCCCTCAAAGAATTACTAAAGCAGGGTAACCCTCTACTATAGCCTATGAAGTATTTAGCACCTCTCTTAATTATATAGCGCTTTGAAGCTTTCATTTTAATTACTCCCACTAAACTATCTTGAGTTACGGTGTTGGATCCATCCAAAATATTCAGTTTCAGTTAACTGAATATTAAGTACCATATACTTCTTATTTGCTTGGTTAAAGCAGTAAGAGCAGCGAGAGCAGTCAGAGCAGTCAGAGCAGTCAGAGCACTTAGAGCAGTGAGAGCAGCAAGAGCAGTCAGAGCAGTAAGAGCAGTAAGAGCAGTCAGAGCAGTCATAGCAGCAAGAGCAGTCAGGGCAGTTAGAGCAGTCAGAGCAGCGAGAGCAGTCAGAGCAGTCGGAGCAGTGAGAGCAGCAAGAGCAGTCGGAGCAGTCAGAGCAGCAAGAGCAGTCAGAGCAGTCATAGCAGCAAGAGCAGTCGGAGCAGTCATAGCAGCGAGAGCAGTCAGTATTACTCGACTTAGCCTTAAGAGCCACTGAGAGGTTTACATACTCATCCCTTAGCTCTGTCTCACTCATACTTAAAACTTTTTTTACCTCAGCTTTCATTTTTTGAGTCCTTAACTTAATTTTTAATTTGTCTATTTCTTTTGTCATATCAATTATATTATAACATATATTCAGGACAACTAAAAAGAAAAATTCTTTGGAAACTCAGAAAAATTCTAAGATTACTTAGTGGAAGTAGGGTACTAGTGGAAGGTCTTAATATCCTTGACCTTTTCCTTCTCACTCCAGCGCTGCTTAGCTACCTCTATGCCTACCAGTATCGGCACATAGAACTTCGTGTGGTCCTCCATGAGTTTAACTACCCAGGGTATTACCCGGGGCACTTCGCTACGAGGTATCTCGATTACTAACTCGTCATGGATCTGCATCAGAAGGCGAGCCCGAAACCCACGGCATCTTAGCCAGTTGTCGATATTTACCATAGCTAGTTTGATCTGATCAGCCGACGTACCCTGGCAATAGTAGTTCAGCACTTTGTAGCCTAGCTCTGCTGGAATGTAGTACCGTCTACCATAGGGGTTAGTAACATAGCCCCTCTCCTCTAACTCTCGAGCTAGTCTTTTGATAGTAAGTGGTACTAGAGGATATGTTCTAAAGTACCTTCTCTTCAAGCTACCTGCCTCCTCTACTGTAGTAGGCGAGCCTTTTTTGGTGAGTGTCTCGGATAGGGTAAAATCTCCGGCACCGTAGATGATAGCAAAGTTAACTGTAGCTGCTCGGTCCCTCTCCTCTTTAGTTATAGACTCGGGAGGTTTAGAGTAGATGTCCGAGGCTGTTTGTAGGTGAAGATCGTAGGGTAACCGAGCTAACATCTTGTCGTCTTTGGCGAAATGAATATAGAACCTCATCTCTACTTGTTTATAGTCAAAATGCCAGAAGTAAGTACCTCTTCTAGGCACAAAGCACTCACGGGGTCCTAAGAGGCGTGGCATATTCTGTAAATTGGGATCCGTACTACTAAATCTACCTGTGGCAGCTGTACTCTGGTTGAAGTTGCAGTGTAAGATACCATACTCTCTACCGCTGAATCTCCACCTATCTATTGAATCATTAATAATATGGTCATAGTAAGTGGTAATGAGTTTTGAGTATTCCCTGTGTTTGATAACAAGAGGGGGCAGCCACTGGCTTGAGGGTAAGCGGTGCTTCTTCAGAGTATTACCTACGGCTCTATAGTACTTATCAAAAGGCCAACTCTCGAGGCCCGATTGATGAACAATCTCTGCCAAAGGTGCTGCTACATACCTAACCAAAGAGAATTCATCAAAAGACCATCGACCCCCGCCTTTCTTAGTTCTTGACTTTTTATCTTTCTTTGGTTTTGTCTTGTAGATGAGGTCTATGCCGAGTTTCTTGAAAGCAGTTACCATTTGAAGAGAGCTGCCGGGATTGAACACCTTAGTTATCTTCTCAAGGCCCTTCTTCTTCTCTATAATAAGAGGCAGAGTCAATTTGTTTAACTTGGCCTGAATTATGTGCAGATTCTTCAGACATTCTGTTCTAAGCTCCTTAGCACGAGTAATGTCCACTGGTACACCCCGAAGTTCCATCCTAAGGCAAGTAAATATCAATTGGCGTTCTGTCTCATACAGCTCGGGGCAAATCCTCTGAATCTTGGGCCAGAGAGCCAAGTATAAGTCACGTGCCGTACGGGCGTCCCATTTGCAACGTTCAACAATAATGTCTCGAGGCACGTCGGCAAAGTTAGGGAGCCTACCCTGTTCCTTCAGGAACTGTTTAGTGTGAGACTTGATCCAATCCTCAGCATCTTCTTTGAAATAGTAGTCACGGTATAGGTATCGACGAGATACAACCCTGATATTATGGTACTGAGCACACGAGTCAAGTACCTTAGACATGACCATTGTGCAGTCGACCCGTGCCTTAATATGGTCAAGATCTAGCCCGTCGAAATGGAGAGCCTTCAAGTCGTGCTTCGCATTATGGAATACTAGTATGTTACTCGTATTATTGAACAGTGCAAACAGTTTTTTGAGGCTCCTCTGGGTTTTAGGTATGTAGACTGGCTCAGCTCCTTTTTTGGCAATAGACCAACAGAAAACTCTATCACCATGATAGAAGTCAAGACCCGTCCCTTCAGTATCCAGGCCGTAAAGTATCATAACTTTTTTATGTTACTTTCTACTTCATTACCCCCCCACATGTCCCAGTCTAGTGTTTTCTTGTGGGGCAAATAGCTCTATTCAATGTCTTTTTACCTCTTATGATGAAATCCTTGGGCCTATATAACTTATAGGGGGGTTGTATCAAACCTCTATATAATAAGGGGTTAGTACAAAATTTAACTGTTAAGTCTTTGGCTTTCCGTACTGCTTTATAACTAGTATCACTTATCTTAATAGTCTTATCAGTAAATGCTGCTAACTCTGGTATCATGGCTACAATTAGAGGGATATGATAATGCGGCATCCAAGCTAGGCCAAAATTCATTTCAACTTTGTTGACAGTAGTATACCATTTGCCCAAGATAAACCTAAGTACATTATCTATCATGCCTAAGTCAGCTTGGAGTCGTCGTACTGTTTCTACTGTCCGAAATACTATCAAAGGAACTGTTTCATCTCGTGAAACTCTAAGAACTAGAGCTACCAAACATAACCCAGTTTTGTGCATCTTAGCATCTATGGTACCACCACTATGACCTAATTCACGAAGCTCTCTACGTATAGCCAAAGCGCGGGGGCAACTAGAACTAGGTTGTTGCTTAAGCTCGCCCACTAGTTTTATTATGTGTGGGTTTGAGGGAAGAGTATTACCAAACAGAAAAGTCAATGCAAAGTCTCTACTTGATCCCCATCGCTCTGTCAATTGGTCGCGAACGGCCTGTAGATGATTAAAGTCAATATATAAGCCTTGTAAAACAGGTATTTTCTGGTTGCCGTAGCCCGAGGCACTCCATACGTCCCAGAGTCTCCATCGGGTTAGGTAGTCTAAGTTGTAGTTAACTCTAAGATTAGGAGATTGTAGAACTCTCTTATTTACATCTTTGTAAGCTTCTATTAAGTCCCACATACTTAAGAGTCTCGGTGTCTATGCCATATAACTTTTCATAATGCTATGTCACTTTCTACTTCATTGCCCCACACGTCCCAACCAGAACTTTTCTTACGAGCAAAGAGTTCTATCTTATTAACACAAGGAAACATGTCTTCAATTCGTTTTCGTGCTGATCTCGGCTTAGTAGAGTGCGTAGTACGAATTGCTACTATTAAGCTACGAGTGCTCCGGTGGCTAAGAATTTTGTGTGGTCTGCCTCTAGTACCAAATAGACACAGTTCTGTACTTTTCATAAACCAGGGAGAAACTACTACTACTGGCCTACCTGTTCTGTGTATCTTGACCCAAACAAAGGCTACAGTAGTATATTTGAATCCCCAAGATTGCATCACAGTAATACCTGAGTCCAGGCGTCCATCAGTTACCCATAGAAACAGTACAGAACTTGGTGCAGCAATAGACTTTACATCCAGTTGACATAACTCCGAAGTACTCATTCTTGGGTAGTGTAGTATGTCACGAGACTTGTTATGACTTCGATATCTACCCAGATGCTTCCAAGGTGGATCGGCATATATGACCTGGTACTTCTTCACTAAAAGATACCCCGCACCTTCAGGTCCTTATAGTATGCATGAAGCGACCCAACGAAGTAGGTGAACCGCCCAACTCCCAATTCTATTTTCTCGGCAAACCAGTTCTGCAACTTTAGCGCTAATAGCACATCGACTGGGAAGTGAGTCAAAAAGTCGCAGGATCTCATAGCGTAGATGAGGTCTATTTTACCTTCCCGAAGCAGTATCTGATAGTATATCGAACACGGAACTCGGCCCTGTCCACCTATATTGTCAAGGTCCTTAGAACGGTTCACCACATTGGTCTCGGCATGCTCGGGCCAATAGTCTAAGGGACAGATGTTGCTATGGATGTTGATAATCGCCTGCCTAGTATTGGGGTTCTTACGGAGCTCGTCTAAAACAGTATCAAGCTGAGGAGAGATCCTCTCGGAGTAGGTATAGGCAAACTTACCTTCATGTAAGAATTCCTCCCATAGCCCAAGGCGGTGTTTATAAGAGCTGCCTGGATTTGTAGGAATTTCCGACGTACGGTTTAAGAACTCCTCCTCAATATAGCTCCGAACACTGTCTGAGTCACCGGGAAAGAAATAAGCTAATATCCTCTCGACATCTTTCTCTTCCCAAGCCCAGTTTGCAATCATGAAGGAGTAACCTCTTAGCTCCTTGGTGCAATAGTCGGGATTATTCTTTATATACTTGTCCTGCATGGTCTCAGGATGGACTTCAATGCCCATCTCCCAGAGCTCGCGTTCAACCTCTTTGAAGGCCTCACTTGGTCTTTGATATATTCTCATATTTATTTACCTCCACTCTGGTTGTCTATTTACTAACTTCTTTGCTCTCTGTAGTGCAAGAGCTAGCTCTTTGGCTGATTCTCGACCTGCACGTAGACAGTAGGCTGGATGGTAAGCAGGTACAACCCAGCAATCAGGCCAGGGCTCTAACCAAAATGGCTTAGTTTGAGCATTCACATCACCTCCCAGACCTAAAGATTTCATAGCCACCCTACCCAGTAGTACAATTACACTGGGCCGGATCAGTTCTATCTCTTTTTTGAGATAGGGCAGACAAGCTGTCAGCTCCTTAGGTGAGGGCTTCCTGTTATCAGGTGGACGGCATTTCACAGGGTTAGTGATATACACATATTTCTCAATACCCATTATTTCGTTGAACCTATTAAGAAACTGACCTGCCTTGCCCATGAACGGCTTGCCTGTTTCTTCCTCGGCTATACCCGGGGCTTCACCCAGCTCTAATATCTTAGCACGCAGACTACCCCGCCCCCATATACAAATGTGGGTGGTTGACTTCCACAGACTACAACGGCGACAGTTGTAATCTCTACCTAATGTTAGTGGTTCAGCCGTTGCATTTGTTGACATAATCGTCCTACCATACCTGCTATATAAGCAAGTTGTGCTTTAGTTAATTTTTTCATTTAGTACTTCTAGATATTTAGGCGGCAGTTCTAGGCTACTAACTTGTATAGGGTTCTTCCTTAGCCCCCTTCTGTACTCTCTGTACCGCCTAAATATACGTTTGAAGCGGCCCCTTTTGAAATTCTTGAGCTCCTCTGGATCGAGTAGTTCCCGGAGTTTTACACAGCTACCATCTAATTGGCTATCGGTATAGTGTTTCAGCTGAACTTCCTTCTGCCTTAATAGCCGCAGAAATTTGATGAACCGAACATAACTTACCCAATCCTTGGAGATCTTACCTTGTCTGTAGTTGAGTATATAGGGCCAGACAGTCCATATAGTGATATTCGGATCTTCTATCACCCATCTGAACCTAATAAGTGAAGAGCCAGGCCTTGGCTTTGGCACATATTTGAGCAGCATAGGAGCTATCACTTGCCTTAATATAACACAGGCCAAGGCTGCATCCACAAAGCATGTGTAGCCAAGTAGTGTCACTCGACTATGCAGCACGACCTCGTAATAATCGGGGTTCCGAAGGAAGACAAGAGAAAGTAGACAGTTACCAGCAAGATGTGTCTTATTAGTAGCTGTTATGTCTTTGAATATCAAAGCTGCAGAGGTAGGTATTGAACTCTTGTTGAATCTTTCTATACTCCTTACAAATCTCCCCAGAGCATGGGGAGTTAAGTACAGGTTGACCAACTTAGTCCACCTTTGATGAGTAAGCCAGATACTTCTGAGGTCGAAGTCATAGTTTATTGTGCTAGCGGTTAATATCAAAGGAGGCAACTTTAGTGTTAAAGCTTTCAACCTGGCCTTTGTTGTAGTCAGTCCCCAGTTTGTAGCCTCGAGGAGTACCTGGTCTATAGTGGTTGCCCTTAATATCTTGTATTCTGCCGCCACTTGTTAACCTCCCACTTCTTAGCATAGTATTTGTACATCTCTTCAGGTCCCAGCCCAAGTTCAACAAGCAACAACCTAAACAGGGCACGCCAGGCATCTAATAATAGACCGTAAAATCGGTTCTTGTCAGTTGGTACCTGTGTCTGCTTATGAGGCTTGTTCTTTAGGCAATTAGCTGCTAAACCTAAGTAGTAGACAACAGACCAAGCAGCTGCATCTAGTCCCACAGAATCAACTGGTACTGGGTCGTTATGCACATCTCGCAAACAGTTCTGAACATCCTCGGGACTCATATTAGTTAGTATGCCCGCTCCTTCTACTAAGAAGTGAAGGGCGTCCATTACTTCTTCTACTACATGTAATTTATCCTGTTGACATTCTACTGCTTCGGTAAGTTCCTCAGTAACTCGCCAGAACATATCCTTGATTCTGTACTGAACCCGAGGATTGTCTAAGTTGTAAGGAGGCTTGGGCGCAATAGGCATGCCCAAGACCTCGTTCTCTATCTGGTCATATTTTGTTATTAGGATTTGCTGATACTCGAAGAGCTCGGCCATGCTATTGGGAGCCCTATCAAGATTTACGTCATTTATGTTCATGGGTATTTACTCCTTAGATTTGTGATTGATTATTCTCTGTCATAATAACCCCCAAGTGCCAGATAATAGCCTAAGACACAATAGCCAATAATATCCTCCAGCTCTCGAGTAATTGATTCTACCATGCCCGAAATCTCATCTAGGGGCAAGTCGGGATTTAGCTGATTCTTTACGCGCCAGAGTTTGCCCACGATTCTTACTAAGGGTTCTAGAGTTCTTACCATTAGTAAAGGCTCTAAGCCATAAACTAAATGCTTGGACAACAGAAATCGACTGAACTCTATATGGTTCAAACCAGTAGGCACGGTTAGTTTATACAGTTGGATACCTACAGAACCCATCAACAAATAGAACCTGTCCCAGGTTAAGGGTCGAGGCACGCTCGCCATATTATTTGCCAGTTTGATATAGGTGTCTAGAAACGCAGGTGTTAGTTCTACAGATGGAGTTGATAGAGACTCTATCTCTTTCAGCGCAACTAAGATTGGCTCGGGCTTGGTAAATAGATACCCAACCATTTTACTGGCTCCTAATAGCTTTTATTACTCTTCGGATTAGTTTAGTTGGTTCGTTAAAACGTCCCGTCAGACCGTGGTAGTCAGCCAAGTCACAGAGTAGCTCCTCTGACGAGCCATAGTTATCCGGGTCGAAGGCGTTATCTGATTCTTTTGCTAGCTTAAGAACTAACTTGCGTTCCTCCTTGCTTAATTTGCCCTTCAAACTTACTGCAGGGGTTCTATCTTTCTCGGTCTCATCTTTATTGTCAGATTTGGCCCCCCGCTGCTTCTTACTATTGCCACCAGAAGTCTTTTCAGGGTCTACATCAATATCTATATTGTTAGCGCCAAGTAACGTAGTAGACTCATCCTCAGTTAAATCATCGGTCACTTCGTTAGCATCAAGAGCCTTAATTATCTTCTTGTTGCTAAATTCTCTAACTTCTCCTGTATCTTGTGACTTTCTCTTACGAGTAGAAACTTGGAGTAACAAGTACGTCGGTCCCCCCAGGATTTCCTCTATTACCTTGTAGAACTCTTTCTTACTCCCAGGCACTTCATACCCAAGCCTCCCCAGAGTACCTTTGAAGAATGAGACTCCATTCTCCGTGTCCAAACCATCATGTTTGAATATATGACGAGCTCTATGCTCTCCCTCCAACACGACACAGTCCCAAGAACACTGAAGCCGACCACTTGATTGCGACTCATTAAGTGCCATTCCCACTACTTTACAGGGATACCTACCATTGGGCACTTCCTGGTAGTCCCGAGGCTCACTATCACCCCAGTAATCATCGAACATTTTATCTAGCGCTTCATCTAATGAACTCATAGTTTAGCTCCTTAAAAAAAAATAGTTGTTCTTATCTACTAACCCGAGCTCTGCCAAAAGTGGCAACAAAGTCCAGGCCTTTTAGCAATTCCCAGCCAGACTCAGGATGGGTACGTAGAGTGCGGTCTTTAGCGTAAATAGACTCAGTGGGCTGTGTGGTAATTATGCGTATCTGGCCAGTCTTGATAGTTCGAAAACCACAATACCCCACAATGTCACAAATTGGAATTACTACCTTCCAGGCTCCTTTTGACAGGTCTGGCATTATTCTCTCAGTCTCTATTTTTCTCATTCGCAAAGTTTTTATAGATTCGTGTGCAATTAGCACTAGCCCCGTGCCCAGATTTAGAATACGTTGTAGTAACTTCCAGAGCTCCTTGCGGTGAGCTCTCCAGCCTTTGCCAAATCCTACCTCCTCCAAAGAATCAACTCCTAACTGACTACAAACGTGCAGTTCTACTATGTTACTAATATCATCGACATGATCTAGAGCAACCATATCATAAGCTAACTCACCCTTTCTTTTTTGGTTCTCTAACATTGTTATTACCCGGTCGATCTCTTGCCAAGTGCCTACTTCAACTCTTAATGCCTTAAGATGACGGCTTCCTCTGTCAGTAGAGATGAAAAGTACGTTGTCTGCCAAACCATTAGTGAATGTACTCTTCCCAACTCCTGGAGGCCCGTATACCAAAATAATATGATCCTTAACAGATCCAGTGATAGTAGTTTTTTTAGTGGGTAAAGTTATCATTCTTGACTCCTCCTATTATATGTACTCTGCTCATAGAAGTGCGCCGTACCGAGATCAAGCCCGCTTATGCACAGTTCCAAGTAAGGACAGTTACGATGATATAGGTCACATATGGTATCATGACAAGGCCAGGCCTCCGGACCAGCAAACCTGAGCCTGCCGATTGTACGCAGGTGTGATAGATACTCCTCATTAGTTAGCACTAGGTCTCGTTCAAAAGACTCAAGATCCTCAGGATTGAAAGTGAGTGTCTCTCTCTTAAAATAGAAGTCATATCGAGCCGCTTTCAAGTAATCCTTCTTAATCCTGTCCCGGAAGGCCTCCGAGGACTCGGCAGACCTCTTTCTTAGTTTACATTTTCTTACAATGTTATAAATTACTTTGACAGGCTTCAGTTTGCAGTGAGGGTCGTTTCTGAGGCCCCAAATATACCCCCTGACTTCAGTGTCCAGGGGTAGTCGCTCGGAATAGGCTTCATTAGGGTTGCCTAAAAACTTGTGCTCGAAAATAACAGCTTTACCTGACTTCCTATCGCAGGGCACCCAGTCAACTCTACCACGGAACTCAAAGCCCAGTTTACTAGTTGGCACACTAAAGTTGGCCTCTGCTGACTTGGAATTAAATTGCCAATGAGCCTTGTCTATGTCATAATACTGGGCATAGCCTAATAACATGCCTTCCACTGTAGCAAAACTACGCATTAGGTTGTCATAATCGTCCTGGTCATAAAACTTAGAGGACTTACTCAAAACTCCAGCCCAGTGTTCCACCAATTGTTTGGCAATAGTTTTCATACCTCTACAGCCACTGTTGTACCACTTAGCCAAACCTTCATGGTTGATTGCACCTATTACAAGAGGAGGCTCTGTTGCCTTGGGTCGCAGCCCTAATATAGTAGACCAATAAAATTTCCGCTTGCAAAGTCTAAATACTTTCAGCTTAGAAATAGACCACTTAGGCTGTGCTGGCGGCTTTCGAAGCTCAAAGGGCTGATGCAACTTGATTAGTCTCACTATACGCCTCCCGTAAGTCCTGTAGAATCTTATCTGAAGACTGTTGTAATATATAGGACGCAAGTGACTTCTTGCGTTGTAAACACTTTAACACTAGTAAGTCCACGGACCCCTCAGTCAATAGATCCCAGTAGGTAATCAGCGAGTGCTTCTGTGAGCCTTCTCGGCAGATCCGAGCTTCTGACTGGATGCGGGACTCACCCCGGTAGGAATTAGAGAAGTAGACTGCTGTATCTGCCACTATTAGCTCGTTCATACCCAGCCCGGAGTCGACCTGTCCTATGAACCAGTGTACAGAACTGTCGGTAGCGAAGGATACCCTGGCTGCTATGTTAGCTTCCTTTGAGTTGGAGCCATAATAGGTAACGGCCTTAACTTTTAACTTCTTACTAAGCTCATAGATTTTATCAATCTCGGCCAACCATGTACACCAGATCACCAGCTTTGGCTTGTTAAGCAAATAATCTGGGCTAGTCAATAACTCCTCCAACAATTTTAGTTTGGAAGAGTTTAACCACTTGATGGATCTATCTGATAGCCATTTGTTAGACGGACCATAGATAAAACCAGAGGCTACCTGTCTCAGTTTAGTAAGCCGTTGTAGTGTATTGTTAAGTTCTATAGTTCTACCCTTATGTGTCTCATATTCCCATTTATTGAGCAGAGATTCATAATACCTTTGCTGAAGCCCGCTCATGGGCACAAATTTAGTCAAATATCTCTTAGAAGGCAGTTTGACACGGGGACACTCAGTAAATACTATGGGCTGGATCAAGTTTCTGATTTGTTGGCGAGCCCCATGTCTTATATACCAGCCAGGGCCTGACTTAATATAATACCTATTTTTGAACTTCCAATAGCTATAGCCCAATGTATATCCATCATCTACGAAGAGACACTGGCTAAATAGATCAATAGGCTCCTCCGTAGCAGGTGTACCTGTCAACGCCAAGCGAACGGGAATACGCCGAGTTGATCTTATGATAGCTTTAGTCCTAAGTGTTCTCCAGTCTTTGATCTTATGACTTTCATCTACTATAGCTGCTGTAAAGCCCGAGCTCGACACTTCCTTAACAAACTTTCTCACCAAGTCATGTGTAATCAGAGTCCATTGGGATAGAGGCCTATGAAACACTGGAGCATCTTCGAAGGATCTAACGTAGCTTATGTGATCAGGAGATATACCCCACTTAGTAAGCTCAAGCGTCCAAGTCACAAAATCATCACGTCGGCAAATAATCAAATTATAGTCTAAATCTCTCGTGGCATCTATCGCTATTCGAGTCTTACCAGTTCCGGGGGGTAGGAATATTCCGGCCTGGCCTCTACGAGACCTAATAAAGTCAAGAGCTTTGATTTGATGCTCCATTAGTTCTTGCATAGTAATCACCTATGTCTCAACTTCGGTATCGACAGAACTTTTCCATCCATAGCCGTAGTATAACTCAAGAAACTTCTGTTCAGCCTCGCTGGCTGACTGGGGTATTATGACTGTATTACTATGCAAGGGAGGTATCTCCGGGCAACCAAAGCAAAAACTAGATTTCTCCAGTGATACTAACTCTTGCTCCTTATGTTTTATCATCTCAAGAACCTGAATAGTTGGGGTCAAGCCAAAGCGTCTATAGATAATAGTTTGGATTTCACTTTCTAGTTGAGTTAAGCCTATTATTCTACTACTATATTTAACATCCTTGATTATGTCCCCCGTGTAGGCCTCAGAAGCATCATGAAGTAGAGCTATAACCGCTAGCCTACTACGAACCCACTTGTACTTCATCATCGAGTATAGATTATTGGACAAAATACAAGAGTGTTGTGCCACCGAATAGTGTACTCGGCAGTGCCCACCATATCGACATATTAGTGAGAGCGCGTGGGCTATATCCTCGATATGTACTTGGTTGGGCTGTAACCCAGTATCAAGATTCAACCTCTCACCCATAGGATAAGTTACAATCATTTTAATCACTCCTGCTTAACAAATACCTTGCCACAATGAGAGCATACCTGCCACTTCTTGTTAGGCTGTGTAGCAAATTTGCCACTGTTCCATCTACTACCTCATTCAGCTTAGCTCTGTTACCATATACCATAAGCGCAGCAGAGTTATATGCCAGAGCAGCCTCTTTTGGTGTGTCAAATATACCTAAGTACACGCAACGCTGTTTATAGGTTATGCGAGCAACCCACCTTTGCCTACTTCTACATACACCTCTATATCCTGTTTTATTAAGGAAAAACCTTTGCTGATTGGCTTCAGAAATTGTACGACGTGGGCCAAAGAGCTGGTCAAGGTCTACCTTGGAGGACTGGTCTCGCAACTCCTCCAATGTAATAGGTAGTTTATAATTATCTTGCATTAGTAAAAAGCTCCTGTAACAATGCTGTAAATTTTATTAACTACTACTATCGCTCCGCTCCTGTAATAATAAACTATGGACTTAAATATGACTTCCTAACTTTTAACACCAGGCACCTCTACTTCTGACTCTTGAACCGACCAAATACAGTGCCGACTATATACGTCCTCGTCACCACAACGTATGAGACTACCACCGATTTGGGGTAGTGTTCGTCTTGCCCCGGCAACACGATAGGTTAAAGGGGTTCGCAGCTGCCATCCAGCAGTAGTACAGGCTGTGGCAAACCCGTACCGCTCACCCTTCTTCACCCTCACTCTAGTCTCACAACTTCTATGACGGTGGGAGCGCACTATACAGTCCGGGGGCTCAGTGCCCCATCTAGCAGCCTCGGTATACATCTGCTCCAATTCTTTTTGGATGGCTGAAGTCTCGTAAGCCAAACTACCAGATATGCTAATATGATGTGTTAGGTGTACTAGTCCTATTCCAATACGAATCCAGAGTTCCCAGCGTGAATACTGCCCTGCTTCATTTGGTATAGCGCCCGAACGCTTGGCCAGCAATTCTTCATATTCTCCAGCCTTGCCACCATGTGCCTCAGTGCCTCGCAGGTAATAGAGGCCTTTGGACCGAGCTATATAGGGCTTGAGTAGAGATTCTGTTAGATTCAACTGGTCTGCTATATTACTGGAGATCAATGTATTGACATCGTGGTGTAGACCATCCAATGCATCACCGTTAACTGCTATTACATAGGGTTCTCCGCGACAGACTACTGGTACCCACTTATCCCAAAAGAACTGCCAACAATCGAATAACATCATCTGATACTTTGTGGGCTGGTAGTAGGCTCCTCCATCTAATAGAACGGGCTCCTTAGTGCAAAGGCCATAGCGACAGCCTGCATGTAAGTCTGAGACTACGATCAAGTTATTGATGGAACTTCGGGGGCCATTCATGTCCATACCTCCCTAATTATCTTAATTAGTTGCACGTTGTCATGTAATACCCCAGCCAGCACTTTGTTAGAAATCTGCTTGCTCTCGGCCTGCTCTTTGAGTTCCTTTTCGGAAACTAACTGGAGTCGATAGCTAGTCCAGGGTATTTTGACGGTTTTCATTTATCACTCCTACGTCGACTAGGTGAGTAGTCCAGGCATATATTTGTGGTCGCCCCCGGGCCAGGAAAATCACAAGTAAATATTCTAGCCTCTGCTAGATGAGCTAAGCAGATGATCTTGCCTATACTATTTTTGCGTTTCTTCCATAACACTTGGCTACTACACCACTTCCCTTTGAACCTGAAGTAGCATTGGTGACGATAAACTGGTTCATTCACTAAAGCCATAAAATCTCCTCGACCTACTGAAAGTGCTACATAGTACCTCCAGCCAGACTAGGGTATAAAGCCCGACTGGCACTAGCATCAGATACTGACGAGAGCTTATATACAACAATGTATAGAATATTTGGCCGACCAAACCAAGTATACCACTTGCTCGTTTGCAATTTCTACTATCACGACTAATCAACCAGACTGCAGGCACACTTATGCTGGTTATTAGGATTTGATATAACAAATTATTCATTGTGATTATTTCCTAAAATAGTATCTAAATTAACTCGTTGAGAGGCTACATAATCTGCCAGGTACACAACTAAAGGTACTAAGTCTAGTGGTTGTAGCTGGGGTATTGCGCTAACAGGAGTGGTCCACCTTCCCATGTGGCCAGCGATAGCCCTAACTATCTTGTCAAGATATTCACTTTCTATGTGCTGGGGTCCAAAGACAAAGCTCCAGAGTTGGTCACTTAGTATGTCATAGGCCAACATTGCTCCATGTCGAGCAATAATCTGTTCGTGTGTTAACTCGGGAAACACCTTAGTCTTGTACAGGTCGTGTAACAGCACAGCAGCCCTCACACAATCTGCATCACTCAAATCTAGTGCAAAACAATCTATGAAACGTTCGGCCCACCAACAAGTAAGTTTGATGTGCCTAACTAGCCCGCCTTCACCGAGGCTGCATTCTGGGTGGTGTTTACCAGTAGAACTAGCTGGTGCTGTGTAAAAGTCATTGGGTGCAAAGTGTTCAAAACAATAATAGACAAAGTCCTTCAGGTTAGAATTTTGGATGTTAGTTAGCTCACACCTGAAGTAATTTATTGCCATGGATTCCATCATTTTGTCCTCTCTGTTCCATGCCACCGCCGGGTTATTTTATTTACACATCTCCTTAATACCTCTCTCTGTCCACTCTTGAGAAACAGGATTCCAAAATCCTTCATCTATCATCCTTTGCCAATATGGGCGACACTCATCGCAAGCATTTATTTGACTGCAAGGATAGCCACAAGGATTATTTGCTGACTCATCTTCAGTCATAACTACCTTTTTTCAAAAGCTCGGCTTCGAGCCATTGTTCTAACCCAGGCTTTCTTTTCTTCGGCCACTTCTGTTAATTCTGGACAAACATGCACAACGTGGCCAAGAAATTGCATTAGAGACTTGAAATTGGAAGAAACTTCTTTGGCTTCATCATTCATCGGCATACCATATTGAACATGTTTCTGACATAGTTATTAAGTCCAATTTATTGATTGTCACTATTCTAATACAAATAGTATCTCTTGTAAATAAAAAAATTTTTCAATTTTATGATATTCTTATAAGTGTTTATAAAATAAGGACTTAGTAAGTAATTTTGTACCCCAATTTTGTGCTAGAGATTATATGAGGAAGTTTTCATCGTTAACTTTTTTAATATATAATAAGGACAATCTCAGGAAGTTGACTATGCTATATGAAAAACTATGTAAGTCTGCATTAGACTACTATACTAAGTATGGCTGGCTGTCAATTCCACAGCGGGCTGACCGAAAGCCATTCGAGCCTCATAAGAACTTCAAACCTACTAGAGAAAATCTACATAGACTATTTACTAAGTGGAGACAGTGCAAGTATATCGCCATAGTGGCTGGCGAGCGTAGCAGCCTTATTGTGCTAGATATAGATGTTAAGAATGGCTTGCCAGGCAGGAAGAGTCTAACTCGGTTAGAGAATACCTATGGCAAGCTGCCCAAGACTTACACAGTAAGAACTAAAAGCGGGGGGCTGCATTATTATTATCATTATGAGTGGCCGGAAGACAGAAGTACTTGGCCTAGATCTGGTGAGCTGGAGAGTTACCCTGGCCTCGAAGTTAAGGGCAACAATCAATTAGTTACGGCACCCCCGAGCGAGAAATATAAGCTAACAGTAGATGCCAAACTAGTTAAAGCCCCCGACTGGCTCATTGAATTAGCGCGGCAAGCCAAATCTGTAGATATGGATGACCTGGAGCCCAGTGAGGCCAGTCATAACCGTAATGAATATCTAACACGTCTGGCGGGTAGCCTGCGAGCACAAGGCTGTGATACAGAAGAGACCCAACGAGAGTTATTAAAGGTTAACGCAAAAATTGATAAACCCCTTAATGAAGCAGAAGTGGTGGGGCTTGCAAAAAAGACAACCCGATGGAGAGTGCCCGAGTGGAATGATCTAACATTAGCCGACATCTATGCCAAGGCATACCAAGGTCAGGTTTACTACAATACAGATACCAAAAGCTGGCTAGTATATGAGTCAGGCCGCTGGGTTATTGACAAGAGGCTCAAGACTGAGCGGTTAGCAGAAGAGCTAGTAAGGTATTTACGTAAGCAATGCAATACCAAAAAGCAACGTGTGCAGCTCAGTAAATACTTTAGCAATTATGGCATACGCGGGTTTTTAGATAGAGCCAGAGCACGAAAAGTACTACAGACAGAGCAGAGTAAACTCGATACTCAGGGCCACTTATTCAACTGCATCAACGGCACTATTGATCTAAGGACTGGAATACTGCAAAAGCATAGCCCTGATGATTTTATTACCAAGCTTGCCCGAGTAGAATACCCCTATAGAATAGGAGAGAAGCCACGTATAGGTGCCAGTCTTACTGCTGCTATGGACTGGCATAGATGTCTTAGGGAATGGATGGATAACAACAAAGACTTGTTAAGATACCTACAGGACATATTTGGGTATTGCTTAACAAGCCACACATTAGCCAAGATATTCATTATGTTCATAGGCCCGCCTGATACAGGCAAGACTACCTGCGTAGAAACTATCGCTCGGCAAGTGATGGGGCCCGACTATGCTAGTGTTGCTCCGCCGAACCTATTTGCCAGTAGCGGTCTCCATGATAGACACCCAGCAGAGCTTGAAACGCTACGAGGGAAGCGTTTGATTTTCCTCGACGAGCCTGAATCTAATCGTAGAGCTCGTACTAATCTGATTAAGACCTTGACTGGCAGCTCAGTGATACAAAGCCGTGCCATGCGACAAGATTTTAGCCCCATGGAGCTTCAGGCCAAAATCATTATGATGTCCAACCAGGATATTCCCATGGAGGAGGACGATGCTCTTTGGAGACGTATCAAAAAAGTCCCCTGGTCATGTCCAGTACCGCTTGAGAAGCAAGACAAATATCTCCAGGAGGACTTAACAGAAAATGCTGGCTGGATACTGGCTTGGCTTGTAGAAGGTGCTATGAGATGGTATAAAACGGAAGATATTGTCACTCCTACTATAGTAGAGCAGGCTACGGAAGAATATAGGCTTAGTCAGAACCCATTGAGAGATTTTGTTGAGGAATATCTGAATAAGACTCAGGATACGAAGGACACACTCTCTAGCAAAAGAATGTATAGGCTGTACATCAGCTGGACAAGAAAACGTAGGCAAGCAAAGCTGTGCCAGCGTGACTTTGGCTCTCAGCTTAAACGGCTTGGATTTGAAAGCGCCACTATCAGAGGTGAAGATGGCCGTGGTAATTACTGGATGGGAGTTGAGATAACTAAATACGAGGCTCTAGATGATATATTTGGCAGCTAATTTTTACGTCCGGACTCTGGCAAGTATGATGGCAAGTATGGCAAGTATGGGTACCTTTTTGGCAAGTGAGTGGCAAGTATTGGCAAGTATCAGTAACTTGCCACAGGATTGTCTTATAGTGCCTTCGGGAACCACAAAAGTCTTATTGGCAAGTATGGCAAGTATGAACGGCCGCTTAATGCCTATACGCGCATATTCCCAAAAGGTAAAATTCCATTATATAGACAATCATATACAAAACATACTTGCCATACTTGCCAGGCAAGCAAAATTACTTATAGAAATGGGAAAGTGTATATACAATGTCCAAAAACTGGATTAGGAGGTATAAACATGCCGACGTTAAGGGATCCAAAGCAAGAAGGAACTAATCTCTGGGACTGTATACCACAGAGAGGTCCGTGTCCAATGAACTGCAACCAGTGCTACTATAATCGTACTACTACTTGTCCTAACTGTCATGGGGCTGGTGCGGATAAGGGTTGTAGAATATGTAAGGATATAGGAGTACTCCCGGCCTACTATGCCGACTGGGAGCCTTTAATACCAACACCGCAAGAGGTAGGAGATGGTATTGTTAGAATGAACTGCGGACATGATAGCAACATACAGCGAGATTTAATTATCAAGACTGCTCAGTTATATAAGCATGTATTCTTCAACACGAGCATAGCACGATTTGGCTTTCCTGGCCTAGTAGTATTTACAGCCAACCCAGATGAGGAGTCTCCCGTTTCTAATCCGTATAGGCTTGGACTAGGGGTATATGATATAGACCAGTTGATGTTTGTTAGGCTGAGAGTATCAGCAAGTAACTTGGAGTTGATAGAAGAGGGTGTCAGAATTTGGACGGACAAAGATATAGAAATTCCAGTAGTGCTAACATTTATGGCCTATTACGATATACCTCCGCAGGATCCTAACGGAGACAGGCCCTATATCTGGAAGATTAGGCACATCAATAGCTACTGGTGTGCTACACCTGAGTTCGTACGTAAAGTGCTACGTCGTATGAAACGTGTCAACGATAGGCTTGTTACGATGTGTGGCACACCAGAAAGCAATTATTGTAGAGACTGTAGAAACTGTGAATCTTATTATTGGCAAACTATTAAGCGGTTGAAAGAATGTTAATATGAGATGTCAGGAGATAGAAATGGGAAAGAAAAGCTCTAATCCACCACCGCCGCCATTAAGTGTAAAGCCCTCGCCCCCACCGCCACCTCCACAAGATTCAGGCAAGAGAATCAGGTTCAAAACTGGTGCTATTCGAGAGAACACTATTAACGAGGGCCGTTATGACATGATGTTTACTAGAGCCATATATAGAGTAGCCCTACGATACGAACTTGGCGGTATCAAATATGGCGATAGTGACAATTTCCTAAAAGGTCAGCCTCTTAGGGTGTATGTCGGGCACGCTCTTAAGCACATCAACCAGGGGTTGCAGGGCTTGCAAGATGAAGACCACTGGGGTGCGGCAGCTTGGAACATACTGGCTCTGATGGAGACGCAGGACCGTATTAGAGAAGGATTGTTGCCTAAGGAGTTGGATGATTTACCTTATATAGGAGGTTCTTCAAAATGAGAATATTAGCAATAGACCCCGGCTTTAGGAGTTTAGGCTGGGCCTGCTCGGACTCGGGTATTATTATTGCCAAAGGCGTGATACGTCACAGGGGAGCTGAGACTAACTGGATGACTCGTTGGGCGGACTTAGTTCTCAGAGTTGAGAGCTTAGTCATAAGACTGGTTGTTAAGGAGATAGTTATTGAGGAGCCTCAGCTATTTATATCTTCTAGCAAAGGAAGTGCAGCGGCCAATAGTGGCGCTATTATGAAGCTAACAGCATTAGTTTATGGCATAGCAGGTCGTATGATGGGCAGAGTCGAGGTAATAATAGTGCCTGTAAGGACTTGGAAGGGGAACTTACCCAAGGACATCACTCGCTTAAGAGTGTTTCATCACTGGCCACAGCTGAAAGGTGAAGAGTTGGCTCTAGATACGTGGGATGCACTAGGGTTGCTGTTGTGGAAGATCAAACATCCTGAAATTAGGGGGTTCCATAAGTAGTAGACACTACAGAAGTTATAAAAATCTGAAAAAATTTTTTGGGGATTATTGACAAAAAGTTGCCTGTTGTTATATAATTAAGTTTGAAATCTATGACACAGAAAAACTGTCGTTCCGTTGAGAAGGAAGCATGAGAAGGAAGAGCCCAAAACCAACTGATCCAATCAAGGCACGCCAGGAGAAGTTAGAGCGTGACATAGGAGCGGAGAAGCACATAGCGAAACGCAAAGCTTCCAGTTATCGTCGCCGAATACGAGAGCGTTACACCACTCGGATCATCTACACGCCTCAGCACCTGATGAGCATCATAGCAAAAGTTGGAGCCGAGTACAAGTGCGATATACTTGAGCACTATGTAAGAGAAGCCTATAAGGATCACAAGGTCTTGATCTCATTGATGGGTAAGATCCTACCTGACCTCACTCTTGATATGATTCAAAGCATTATGCATCCAGGTATGACCGATGGAGAGGCCAACCAAGTGATGCGAGCACTCAGAGCTCGTATAGAAATTTCCCTCAGCAAGACTGGAGCAGATAATGGCAACGGCAGCCTTTCTTAAAAGAATCAAAGTTTGCCAAGATGCTAAATCTGGTCTGTTGAGTTCTCGGCCAATCAAACAGGTTGGTGCTGCCGTCAGTCTCTATAGACCTCTGTCAGCAGAACTAGCTCGGTTTCATTGCAGTCAAAAGACCTTCCGCTGGATCATGGGCGGCAACCAATCGGGCAAGAGCTACACTAATATGATGGACTTGGCTATGGTAGCTCTGAAGGTTCATCCATATAGATTTGTGTCTCCAGAGGGTGGTCGTATCTGGGTGGGTATCGAGAGTTGGGAGCAAGTTCGAGATGTGCTTTGGGAGGACTACCTGAAGAAGTTCATACCCCCCTGGCAGACCCTGAAATTCGTTTGGGGCCAGGGCCGGGTCATACGCAAGCTTAAGATGCGGAACGGGATCACTATTGAGTTCAAGGCATTCAATCAGGGAAGATCCCTGTTTCAGGCTCGCCAGGTCGATGCCTTCTATGGTGACGAGCAGTGCTTGAGTGACTTCGAAGGTATTCTTTCGGAGATACAAGCTCGGCTTATGGCGAAGAGAGGCTATCTGTCTTGGTCTATGACTCCTATAATACCTCAGGCCGAGCTAGAGGCTCGAATAGAGAGTCTGCCTGCGACTGATGAGGTGTTCCAGCCTAACCTGAATCAGAACCGAATTAGTCGGGGTGGCTACATACCAGACGAGCGAGTAGATCAGCTAATAGCCGAGTGGCCTGAGGAGATGCATGCGCCTCGAATCGAGGGTAAGTTCGCAACTTATTGCGGCTCTGTGTATAGAAGCTTCAGCCGCAGCGTGCACCGCATACCAGAGAGGCAGTTGCCTATTGAGTGGCCTCGTTATAGAGGTATAGATTTTGGCTTCACCAACCCCTTTGTTTGTGTATGGTTAGCTCGAAGCCCCGATAATGAATGGTATGTCTATCGAGAGTATTATCGAGCTCGTACATTGATGCCCGAGCATATAGAAGCCATCAAACGGCTAAGTGGTGCTGAGCAGTATCAGGCCACTTATGCCGATCCTGAGAATGCAGAAGATAGAAGGCTTCTGCGTGATGCTGGAATGCCAACACTATCGGCTCGTAAAGAAGTGGCCCGTGGCATAGAGACAGTCCAAAGCAAACTCAAAATAAAGCCGAACGGTAAGCCCAGTCTATATGTTATGTCCAACTGCACTAACACACTCCAAGAATTTCCCCTCTATAGCTATGCTACGGGCCGCGTGCCAAAGGACTTGCCCGCTCCAGGGAATGATCATACATTGGATGCGATACGCTATGTGATCTATAGTGTTGAGCATAGAGGGCCGCCCAGTCGAGTCTCTTTGCCGGGAGATGACAAATGAAAAAGTTGATTGTGCTCTTGGTATTATTATTCGTTGGCCTACTCGTGAACGAACTGAAACTGCGAAGAGGTCCAGTCCCAGTGATAGTCATAGTGGAGTCTCGTGACTTGGGTATTTGGGGTAACGGGTTCTTCATTCAGGATGATTTAGTATTGACTGCTTATCATTTGATAGCAGATTCCAACATGGTATTTATTGATGGGCAAGCTGCCCAAGTTTATTGGTCCGAACCAAATCAAGACTTGGCTCTGCTCAAGGTTAAGACGCCTAAAGTAGAGCCCGAGGTGAAGTTCGCCAAGCTCAAGACTAGGCTGCACCCCGTACGATGTTTGAGCAAACTACGCGGGCCTGAGGAAGTCCAGATTGAAATACAGGGCAGTACTGCCGCTGTAGATGTGAATGATGTACGGGCTAGCTCTAAACCAGTAATTTACTTGGACATGACTTGCCAGCCGGGTTTTTCAGGCAGTCCAATACTAGATGACCATAGTAAAGTTGTTGGACTAGTTTCAAGTTCCTACCATAGGTTAGTTATTTGCATACCTGTAGAAAGGAAAAAAGAATGGCAGAGCAACTATACAAAGTAAATAGCCCGATTCGTGTAGATTACCAGGCTACAATAGGTAGCACTACAGCGACGATGGATGTATATGATGAGACTAACACTAAAGATGTGTCCCAGTCGGGTGTGATGAGTCAAGTTGGGGCGACTAGGATTTGGAATAAAAGCTTCACCCCTGACGAGATTGGCGACTGGCGAGTTGAGTGCAAGGATGATAAGGGTGGCCAGGTAATTCGTAGTTTCAGCGTAGGCGTGAAAAACATTCAAGACATCGGTACTGAGATGGCTAAGGATTCAACTGTTGCCAAAGAGACAACTCTTAATTCAAGACTGGATGGTATCTTGGCTATACTGGACTCTATTGCATCACCACCCATGATAGGCTAAGAGCATGTCTAGTCCTGATATTCGCTATTTCTTCTATCGTAGCAAGACTTTTAGGACTGGTCTACATATAACGGCAACTATATGGGATGGACAATTTCAGATTGTGAACAGTACCCCGATAGTTGCAATAGAACTTGGTGATGGAATTTATGGTCTAACACTGCCTATGGCAAGCGGTAAGAATGGCGTGCTAATAAAGGAGAACGGTATCCCGAGTTTGTTCATAGTTCTAGTCAGGCACTAATATGTCAAACAAAAGAAACCCCAGTAAAGCACACGTAGTTAAGCCCAGTAGACCTTTTCGTCGACTAGAGCAATTACTAAAGGGTTCTGACCAGGAGTCCAAGCAGTTAATTGAAGTTGAGGAGTGGACCGCTTTGCAGGGGCTAGTCGAGCCCCCTTACAATCTAATGCAATTTCTAGCTCTCTATGAGTCTAATGCTATCTATGCAGCCTGTGTTAGACAGTTAGCCAGAGATGTAGCGGGTATTGGCTGGCAGTTAGAACTCTTACCCGATCGGAAGGAGGTCCAAGAGGAGAAAGATAGGCTGATAAAATATCTTAATAGACTGGCTAACTTACGACAACTATTTAGACAGCTATTTGAGGACTGGGGTACGGCCGGCTACTTTGGTATTGAGGTGATTCGAGATTCTGCTGAAGAGATTATTAAGCTATGCAGGGTGCCAGCTTACACCCTACGTGTTCATAAGGATAGAACTAAGTATTGCCAGATTCGTAGAGAAAAGAGGGCTTGGTTTACGGCGTTTGACCCTAACTCCGAGACTCGACAGAACATTTCAGTCGCTACTGGCAGGGCTGGGGAATATAGCCTACAAGATAGAGCCAATGAGTTAATATATTATATGAATCCATACCAAAAGTCTGACTACTATGGAATCCCCAATATAGTATCTGCCTTAGGTGAAGTGATAGAATGCATTTCGAGCAGAGACTACAATATAGCCTTCTTTGAGAACTATGGTATACCAGCTAGTCTAATTATGATGAGGGGTAATTGGGATCCAACAACTGTTAGCACTATCAAACGGTTCTTGTCCACTGAGGTCAAAGGTGCTGAAAATGCCTTTAGATCTCTAATAGTAGAGCAGACCAGTGATGAGGATAACCTGGAGATCAAGCCTCTAGACGTTGGCACAGTACGGGAGGGACACTACACTAATTCTGAAAAACTTTGGCGAGAAGCTATAATGGCCGCCTATTCCATGCCGCCACAAAGAATAGGGCTACAAGTCACCGGGGCGTTAGGTGGTAACTTAGCGGAGGAGGCAACTAAGATTTACATCTCTGGTGTTGTTGACCCATTACAAGAAGATCTAGAGGATATTGTCAATAATTTGTTGCCCAAGGACTGCCATTACAAGTTCAAACTGAAGGACATTGATATTCGTAATATTGATGCTCTAACCGTTAGGCTCATCAATCAGATTCGATGTGGCCTACTCACTCCCAACGAGGCTAGAGCCGAGTTAGGAAAGCCCAGTTACCCCGAGGGAGACAAGTTCTACATTGATCCAGGGCTAGTTGAGGTGGGCGGGCCCGAGCAGCCCGAAGTAAGAGAGTTTGAGCGACACAACCATGGCCGCAAAGCTGACCAAACGTCATAGCATACTGCTTAAGCGTCGAGCAGTCTGGGAGCGCAGATTAGTACATGCGCTACGGAGATGGTTCAAGTTGCTGCGTGAAGAGTACATGATTGGCCTCACTAAAGATGTGGCTAGTGACATAGCCGACTGGGATGGGTTCGGACTTAGGGGTGTAGAGCTACTTAGACCGCTGTTGCTACAGATAGCAGTGGACGGGGCTCTGGTCGGTGCTAAGGACCTTAAATTAGACTTAGAGACCTGGGATGTGATAAATCCAGAGATGTTGGCCGCTGTTGACAAACACTGTGCCTGGTTGGTTAGAGAAGTGACTAACGAGACCAAACAAGCTGTATGGGATGCTATCAAAGCGGGCATGGCCGAAGGTGAGGCGTTAGGCACTATAGTTACACGCCTCAAAGAGACTGTTGGTCTAACACAGCGAGGCATGACAGCAGTAGAGAACTTTCGAGGCTGGTTGTTAGATAAACATCCAAAGCTAACGCCCGCCCGGCTTGAGAGTAAAGTGAGAACCTATACACATACCTTACATCGTAGGAGGTTAGAAACTATAGTTAGGACTGAAACTGCACATGCCCAAAACGTAGGCTATGCTCAGCTGTTAGAGCAGCAGGATATAGCCAAGGTCGAATTCTCGCCTTACCCGGGCTGTTGTGACGTGTGTGCTGCCCTGGAGGGTAGGCAGTATAACCCAGGAGAGGCAGGAGATGTAATTCCTGTGCATCCACAATGTCGCTGTGTACTGTTGCCCGTAGTATAATATGGCCAGCAAAAAGAAAAGTTATAAAAGTCCTCTTTGTATGGGGACATACGAATCGCGTAAGAAGTTCAGGCGTAAGTTGTACAGGGGATTAAGGGCTAAGGCATAGTCATGCACATAGAGGAGATTACTACTACCAGACTTTCGGATGTACCTGATCGGGAGCTCTATAGCCTAAGGCTGCGTTTTATTCAACTGTGGAACAGAAACTTTGCCGAACGAGACAAGGACACTGACATCACCGTTGGTAAACTGACTCGTTCTCAGTTCTTGTCAAAGTATAGACTACTCGTTTCTGAGATAAGGTCCCGTCGCTTGAAGTTCAATGCTTCCGAGATCGACCACGCTCTCTTTGGTAAAAGGATGTCAGTGCATAAGCTGGGCTTTGATACTGGAGCATTGGAAGAGACGACTTTGATACCTGAGTTCGTATCTCTTGTAGGCTCTTATGTAGTAGATCCGGAAGAGGCGGAAGACCTGGACATTCTAGTACGTAAGAACACACGGGACGAGTCCATCGAGATGAAAGTCTCCAGAGCATTGGCTCAGCAGATAGAGAAGTACTGTCATTACATCTATGCTCCCGCTGGTCCTCATGGTAGCTATGTACCCTTGTTTGATCTAGTACTAAAGCCCAGGTCAGAGATTAATAAGGTGATTGTTAAGTCAGATACTAGTAAGACCCAGTCCTATTATGAGGGATTAGATGAATGGTCTGAGGAGTTTGTGGCAGAGTTTGCTATTCTGCTGCCTTACTTCAATAAAGGAGACAAGGTTATTGACCTGGGCTGCGGTAGTGGCCGCATACTAAGGATGCTAAAACGGCTGGGTTTTGAAAACTTAGTTGGAATAGACGTCAATGAGCAGGCCCTCGAGCTATGTGAAAAAGTAGGACTTGAAGTAAAGAAGGTCGATCTGTCAAAAGACAAACTACCCTTTGACGACCAATCATTTGATGTAGCAGTCTGCACCCACGTGCTAGAACATGTAGAAGATGAGGCGTATCTGCTTAATGAAGCACAACGGATTGCTAAACTGGTACTATTTGTCGTGCCCCTTGGTAAGAGGGAGTGTCGGGGACACAAACATGAGTATGAGGATATATCTGCCATACGAGAGGAGTTAGGACTGAGTCAATCGGTAATGTCAATAGAAGGTACTAACTCAGCTCTTATTGCGCTGTCCTTGGAAGGCCCTAAGAAAGCAAACCTGAAGCCCTTTGGTAGATTCACCCCACCCAAGCCTGCTATGGCTAGTCTAACGGAGGCCTTCAAATTCGAGGACATCCAGAACTGGATCAAGGATCGCTGGCCAGTAGACGTCGAGGAGAAACTTAATGGCTTTCGTGCTATTATAGAGAAGTTAGGTAACAGACTTCGCATCCAGACAGAGGGCAAGCAGGATAGAACCAAAGTGCTACCCACATTGGTAACCATACTCGAGAAGATTCCTGACGACTTCATCTTGGACTGTAGCCTGGGTATAGTCAAGAGTGGTAAACCTCTGCCTCGGATTAAACTAATGACTATAATGGCTGACCAGCCTAAGTTTGCCGAGGACGAGAGGCCACAAGCTACTTGTTTTGACTTGCCATACTGGAATGAGAACCTACATGAGAAGCCACTGGCCGAGCGACGAAAGCTGCTCGAGGAATTCTATAAGAAGTACCTTAAGTCTCCAGACTTCGAGTTGACTTCTTACAACCAAGCAGAGAATAAGGACGAGCTCGAGAAGCTATTCAATAAACTTTCTAAGCTACCCCAAAGTGAAGGCGTGGTGATTAAGGATTTGAGCAGTATCTGGGATACCTCGGGTTCTACCAATGACTGGTCTAAGATTAAGCTTGAGTTGGAGATCAAGGTCATAGTGATAGGTGTCTTTGAGACCAAGGTGAAAGACGTCTATCGTTACGGCTCTGGTTTGCTCATAGGTAATAGTGATTATACTAATATCATAGAAGTTGGTGACCAGAAGTATATTGACCTGGGCCGTACCTTCAGCACAGCGCTCAAGGCTAAGGTTGGAGATATATTGACTGTAGGAGTCGAAGAAATAATCATCAATGAAAAACGGAATGAGTTAGACTGGTTAGGGCCGCGAGTGATTGATATTGACGAGGATAGGACTACACCCTATTCAGCCAATCAAGTAGTAGAGTTGGCTAGCCGAGGGCCTGTGTTGCAAAAAGGCGGAGAAGGCTCAGGGTTCTTTGGACATGCTGGAAGACCAGGTGAAGTAGGAGGTAGTACTTTAGGACCAGGAGGAGGTACGGTGAGTAGTAGTAGTAGCGACTTAAATGCTGAACTATATAGTAGTACCTACAAAAGATTGTCTGCAGGAGAGAAAAGATCTGTCAGTAGCTGGGTCCGCACAGGCCATAATTACATGAAGGCAGCTGATAAAAGAGGGGACAACCCAGAATCGCTTAGGGATCTTAAGTCGGCCTTGAATAAGTCTCCTGTATACACAGGTGATATTTATAGAGGTGTGCAGAAAGACTTAGATGTAGAGGCAGGTGATACCTTTAGCTATGATACCCTTACTAGTTTCACAGCAAGCCTGGACACAGCTAAGGCTTATTGTGTGAGAGATATGCATAACAGATTAGTACCAAGGAGCGCAGAACTAAGCCTGATCACTGTAAAGTCTCACAAGGGAGCTTCGGTACTACCCATAGAACCTCTCCAACTGGAAGAGAAGGACTTAGAAGTTGTAATCACTAAGAACAGGCCCTTCGAAGTACTAGAGGTTAAGAGCAAGACCATAACAGTGGAAGATCGTAAATACAGGATTAAGCATATCACTGCTAGAGAGGTTTAAGATGAATCGCTTCTGTGACTTTAACTTGAACTACCTAACTATAAAAAGAAAGTCAGACAGGGATATAGTCAAGGCCGAAGCTAATATTGACTATGAACTTGATGACTCTGGTCACGGTGTTGCTCAGCTTCACATCATGGGTATAGAGGAGGATAAAATTGAAGCCTTGCGGAAAGTCTCCCGAGAAGCAGTCGCCAATAGGGTCAATTACAAGAAGCTGAAGATGTTGCTCAAGGGTGCTATTGGCGAGCAAGGCTGCCACATAGACATTAGGCTAGTTCGGAAAGGAGATAACTATTTTGAGGGTGGTGAAATCATGCTTGGCAACTTCTCTGGCTTGGACAAGTTAGAGGGCTTTTTGGCTGGTACTAAGAAACTGCGTTTTGGCTGGAAGACACCCCATGCTGAAGAGATGGAGGTAGGCACTATACGTGGGCCGACGACTTGGATGAAAGTGGGCAGTAGATCTATCGAGATCTTTGAGCCTGGTGCCGTTGGGGCTTTAGCTAAGACCTATGCAGCTATGCTTGTGATAGATACTTTTGACTGGAAGTTGATACAAGCAGACCGACACGCCAAGAAACTTGAGATTAACAACTCTGAACTATTCGGCGACTGTGTACTGCTGATAGGTTACGTACCCGTGAAGATAGGTGGACGGGTGTGGATGATCTCAAAACTCAAACTAGAAAAGTTAGAGCGTGAGCTTACTTTAATCAAGGGTAATGCTGCCCAACAGATCGTCTTCGGCATCGTCTACGAGCCTGATGAAGTTGATGCACAGGGAGATACAACTACTGCTAATGAAATCGAGAAGGCTTGCTACTATTTTATGGAGAACTCACAAACCTTCAAAGTATCACATAGAGGCGAACCTGTTAAAGTCCAAGTGCTGGAGAACTATATAGCCCCTGTTGATTTTGTTGTTGGGGGCAGACCCGTAAAGAAGGGCTCCTGGCTCCTGACAGTTAGAGTGCTAGATAAGGTAGTATGGAACAGAATTGAATCTGGTGACCTGCAAGGCTATAGTCTTGCTGGTTACGCTTTAGGAGAGAAGCTATGAGCCAACCCAAGCAAAGATTGTTTAACATCAAACCTGATGAAGTATCATTTGTAAAAAAGCCTGCAACCGGTCGTCCATTCTTGCTCTGCAAGGCTGATGGTACGAAGCTTGCGGTACAGTTTGAGAGCGATGGCACTGTTGAGGGCACTAGCATAGTAATAAATGGAGAGAAATTGAAAGATGCCTCATCTTTCTATCTAAGTTATGACTCCCTTATTACTTGCTCCGGATCTACTGGCCCGAATCTAAACTGTAGCTACTCAAAAGTTGTGGAGATCGAAGATGGCTTTCAGCGCACTGAATCGTATGTCTTAGCAAGAACGAAAGGGGAACATAATATGGACGAACTATTGAAAGTACTAAAGGAGTACTTAGAAATTAAGGATGATAAAACAGAGGTCTTAGTAACAAAAGCAGACTTGTCCGATAAGGCCTTGGAGGCTTTGAAGAAAGCTTTGGAGATCTTGAAGAAGTACAAAGCTGACTTCCCAGATGATCTCAAAGAAGCTGTTGACACTATCTCGAAATACGCTGTTAGCTACTATGGCTACGGCCACCCTGAGAAGAAGGATTCAACGGATGTCAACATCAAGAAGGAAGACGATAAATCTAAGAGTCAATCAACATCCGAGGTAAAAGATTCCAGAGTAGACCAGTTAATTACTCAAGTCACTGAGCTGGCCAAATCTCTTGAAGTACTCAAGACTCTCCAGGATCGCTTAACAGTTGTCGAGAAGGCTACTACAGTCAGCAAGACTATAGTTGGACAAGATCAGAACCAGGATAATGCTAACCAGTCTGATTCTAAGGACAAGTTCAAAAGTATACCTCTGTAGGTATAGAGTCTAGTAGGGTGTATTACAACCAGTATATAAAGGAGAACTAAAAGATGTTTAGTAATAAGAAGCTACTGTCAAAGGCTGAATTTATCGAGAAGATGATCTCGCTTCCTACTATTCAGCTATTAGGTGAGGAAGCAGATGCCTTCTTGGATTACATGGTAGATGAGTCAGTCTTGAAGAATAATGCTCGAATCGTCAGGATGGCTAAGACTACTAAGGTCATTCGAGCTATCGGTTTTGGCACGG